ATTCCCACAAACGAACACCTTTGTCTTCTTCACCTCTCACGATAACAGGAGCAAAAATTCTCATCTTAGGACTAATTTTCTTAGCCAAAGACCAATTCTCTTTGTCACTTGTTTTCTTTAACTGAGTAGCGAATTCAACGATTGGATCTTTCTCGCCAAAGTTAGTCAATGAAATCATGGTTTTGTTTCCAATACCATAATGGAACATTACTTCTCTGAACGGATTTTGTTTGTTGAATCTAGAAGGAACGATTCGAATCACTTGTTTACCAACTGATGGTTTCCAGAATGTTTTGGAACGATCTTCTTTTGGGCCACTGCCCTTTTTGTTTTGCAACGATTGTAACCTGTTGCGAATTGCATTTAAATCCATAACTGATTTGTTTTTATATATGCTAAATATAGCTAGATGATCTTAGAGAGCCAAACCTATGACAAATAAATGATATTATTTATCTTGGTCTCTAATTTACGCAACCCAGTTTCCTGAGTAAGTAATATTGTATTTCTGTAATCTTCCCAATTAATTTTAAAATTAGGATCAGCAATACCATTGTTCAATTCTCTAATTAAAGTGTTCAGAGCATTAATGGTGTACAGTGTATTTGACTCTTTTTTACGGTGTAATAGTATAGTATTGGCGATAATTGTAGTACTACTCATGTTTCCTGTATCAACATTATATGTACATATAAGCTCATCACTATCCTTTGATTCAAGGATAAAGATCTTATTGTACATGATGGAGTAGTAACCCCTAATAGTGTTGGTAGTACTTTCTAGGTCTTCACGTTTCGTGAAAGTACAAAACAGTTTGTTTGCCAAATCCGTAAAATTAATTGTTTCTAAGTCTACCATAAATATGTGTACTATTTTGTAAAAGCATAGTCCGTGCCTCGTTTAGCACGAACCGTGTACTCGTTGTTTTCTAATATATTCTTTATGTCTTTAACGCATTTAACTCCATCGGCCTTTGATACATCGAACAGGAACGCATCATAAGTATATAATGCAAGTTTAGTGCGTTTATGCGCCAAATACGCGTATATTTTATTAATTGTTAGCGCATTATTATATGTTTCCCAACTCTGGATGATATAGTTAAATAATTTGTTAGGTGTTGGGTTTTCTATGTTATGTACTTGCCTTCCTGTAGCAAGTGTTATGTATTGTGTTTCATTGTATTCATCCCATAACTTAGTTATGTATGTGTTTACTTTAGCAAAAAACGGTTTATCTAAGTGTTCTTTACGAATACCACCATATAAGTTTTGGAACATTAATTCTTTAGGTATCTCATCATATGGATTGCCTTTAAATGTATGTCCTACTAATTTAGCTATGATACGTGGATGATAAGCGCTATAATCAAACTCAACAAATATATCATTTTGTGGTTTGAATGCTTTTTTAGCGTCAGGTGTTAAAGCGGCGAAATTTACGCCATTAAACGCGTTAGATGGACGACTAGTTGTATTATACAGATTGTATCGAGAATATATTACATCGCATTTAACCGAATGTTTAACGTTAGATAACTCAACATTCTTATGTAATTCAGATAATGTAATACCTAATCCTGATTTCTCGATTTGATAGAACGCTTCAGTGAATTCATCATTGTAGAAATCGACTTTATCCATCCAGAGATAGCTAGAGACATTGTTGAATGTTTTCTCTTGTTTCTCGTAATGCTTAGATATAGGAACAATAGTGCTAAGTATATCAAGGGTGGAATGTTGATCAGAAAAATTATCATGAACATTAGTGCTACATAGACTGAAATCAAAAACGCTATTATTGATAGCACCCCTAATAAACCCAATATCAATAAGATTGAGGCTAGATGGTAAAAAATACTTATGAAACTTTTTATCATAAACGTATATGTTTTTATGTTTGCTTAAAAACGAAATAATGTCATCTAGTTTTAAATTAAATGTCTCACTATGACTAATAGGTAATATAAAACCTTTAGTATCTTTACGTCTATAATAAATAAAACAAGGTGAGGTCAATGCTGGATGGTACAATGGATTTAGTGTAACTAAATTAATGTAACAGTCATCATTATGATTGGATAGAATATCTAGTTGTTCTTGTGTTTCAACTAAGAAGTGCATATAACCTTTATTTCAATAAAGATAGTGAAGATATCTTAATTAACCAAAAAATCTGTTGGTATAGCGTATTGAGCTAAATCTTGTAAGTATGCTCTAATGCCTCTAAATTCTTTATTGGCTTTATCTAATATTCTAGCATTGGTATTCACAATACCTGGTGTTGTGATTCCTGTATTAGGATCTTTAGCATCAAATAATGGTCCTGATATGGTCCAATATATTGTTATTGTTTCCCAAAGATAAAAATTATAAGATGTAGATTGGTTGGTTATATCATCATAAGTAGTCTTAGATATTTCTATTATACTTTCAGCCCCACCATTTCGTTTTTTAGTAAAATATCTAATAAATGATCCTACTTGATAATCAGCAGGTGCTGGTGTTGGGAAAAATAATTCAGGTACTTGAGTAGCATTCAAAGCCGCTACTTCAGGTGATGTAGTGTTAGCTGTTATTCTTCTATATTCATCATTCAATGATGAACTTACTAATGTTATAGGTGGGTTTTTCTTTAATGTTAAGGGTCTAACATTTAAATCATATTGGTTAATACCAGTAAAGTATTCTTCCTCAAAGGTAATCCAATAACTACCAATATAATCCTCTTTAGTTTCAGTCAATACAAATTCACCACCGTTGGTGTATTGATTCTGAACAATTCTAGATTTGGGATAATACTCTTGCATGTTATTTAGTTTGAGTAGAATTAATCATACCAGCTCTAATTTTAGTAGTCCAGGTATTATTTTCGATACTATGTTCTAACCCATAAACTACAAAAGCAACTTTATAATTATCTGTACCTTTTACTCCTACACTATATGCTCTAGGCAATAAAATATCAGGTATAGTAAATACTTGTAACTTAGATATACCACTAACTCCTTCCATATTAACATTAAAGTCAACAGGTATAATAGGTAATCCTCTAGTCACTTTATTATTTGCTTTTAATTTGTTGCAACGGTCATTATATACTGTTTTAACAGAATCAACATTAGCTTTACTAACTGTATCTTTAACATATATGTCAAATATATGTTGTCGTAAAGAATCTAATTTTGTGGTATCATTTTCTGGAGCTGATGTTACTTTATAGTTGCCAACACCTTCTTCTTTTAATATTCTATCAAATGCCCCTCTATCTTTAGCTATTTTAGAAAAGCCAGTACCATCAATACCTGATCCTTCTCCGCTAGTGCTATTAGATATAGCAATTGTAGTGGCTATATTATTAGATATTTTAGATTGAAATGAGTAATCTCGGTATAATGATTTAGTACCAAACAAATTTAACACAGTAGGTTCATTTTGCGCTTCTCCAGGTATGATTTGATCATCATATATTCTAATGACATTAGCTTCATCATCAAAACCTACTCTAAATAAGTTTACACGACCTAAAGCCTCACTTATACCTGATAGCAAATTTTCTAAATATGGTAATAAAGGTACTTCACTATTTTTATCAGTAATGAATGAGTTAAAAAGTTCAGTTGCATAATCAACATGTACTAATATTTTCATTAAATATCCTTTATTAGCATTGTTTGGTGTTTTAAATCCTAAACCTACTCTTATAAGATGATCTGATAGTAAGTTATTTTCTTTTGTTATGAAGTCTCCAGGTACGTTTTTAGTTAATTCTTCCTTAGTAGTATCAAAATTACCAGGTTCATATGGTATAAGACATACTAATGGATTTATTGATGCTTGATATGGAGTAGTGAAACAAAAATTAGTTTCAGGATTAAAATCAATTGATATATATGGTCTTTGATTACCACTTTCTCCTTCATATAACATAGAATTATTAACTAATAAAGCTAATAAATGACCTAAAGTAAGATAAGTAGAGATAGTATTGATACCAGCTGGTGATGCGTCTCCTTGAGATGTTACTTCACCTTCATTTGATATGAAAGGTATTGTTACTCGTTTGAATATAGTATTTGAAACAGTAGGTATTTTATCTGTGTCTACTCTTCCTGCCATTAAATCGGCGTTAAATCCTTTAGCACCATACACAATATCTAAACCACCTGATGTTTTAGCAGTAGGGCCAGCATCAAAATATCTGCTTAATATACCTGTACTAAATAAAGTTTGAGTAATAACTGGAGTGCTAGTAGTTTTGTATATTTTTGCTTTTTTAGGATCACCAGGAAATTCAGTAATAGCACTTTGTCTGTAAGCATCTATAGCATCTGTAAATAAAGATGATATTTTATTAGCATTCTTTTCACCTATACCTTTTAAACTAGCTAAAGTATCTGTTGTTAAAAATGGGAGTTGATTACTAGTAGGTTTAGCAGGCGCTGTTACAAATGAGTTTTGAGAAGAAGCAGT